CCTTACCCGGGGTGACCCTCGGCAGTTTTGGGCAGATTGCGTAAAATGGACGAAATACGCATATTGTTCACTTCGTCCTCGGGACGCATGAAGCGCGATGGCTCAAGACCGAGACGACGGAGAAGCTTGCGGCATCGCAGAGAGACTGCGGCCCGAGACAGCTTGTGTCGTCTGGCGAGGACGGTCATCTTTGGTGGTTTGCCTTCACCGACCACGATGCGGATGATGTCCGCATGAAGACGCATCGCTGGGTCAGTAGACTCGTCGAGGCCATCGAGAAGGAAGTGGAGAGTGGCTCTTAGGCGTAAGGAGGCAAGGTCGAGCTGTTCAAGGCGAGGGTCTACAGGCGACTGTGCATCCTCGTTACCAAGCACCTGAGAGATGGTCGGGTTAAGCGCGTCCCGGTTCATGGCGAACGAACCGATACGCTCGACTACCCGATTGAAGGACTCCTCCTCGTTACGCTGGAAGTCGAAGTGATTCCCGTTGACGTTGGAGCGACTGTCCTCTGCCGTGTTGTTCATGGGGTCGTCAGCACGGAACGCGCCTGACTCGATGAGTCCGCGTCGTTCCTCCGGAGTGAGCTTACGCCACCAGCGTGTATATTCGGCAGATAGAGTCCGCGTATCAGTCAAGCAGACGCATTAGAGGGTCTTAGCCCGGGCATGGCAAGCACCGATTGACCCAGAGCTTGCGCTTAGGGTCATAGGCGATGAGTCCTAGACGGACGACCTTGGTCTTGAACGACCTTGGCTTGAAGCCCATCTCTGCGGCCCGGTAGGAGCATCGCTCCTTGAGTTGGGGATTGGTCAGTTCGGGAGGCCAAGCTTCGACCATCTGTTTGACCCTTAGGGTTCGGTTGTGGTAGCTCTTTTGTGCGGCCTCGACGGCTCTCTGGCGGGCTTCTTCCATCAGGGTCGGGCTTTCCTTCCATTGACGCTTCCAGAAGCGTAGAAGCCGAAGGTGGGAGGCGGATGGTTTTGGCACGGACTTTTGGTCGGGTAATGCGTCCTAGCCGTCAGGCGAAGGTAAGCATTACAATTACCTTTAGGTAATTACAGTGTAGCGTCCGTCCGGGAAGGGGTCAGCTGGTCGGGGCGGATGAGGAAGCCGTAGACCATGTGCCAGTCCCAAGCTTGCACCCGCTCCTTGGCGGTCATGGAGTCCCGTAATGAGCGAGGAAAAGAACGAACCCAGTAGCAACCGGGGTCGGAGATGTTTGTGGCCGGGACTAGTCGCGTCCCGACGGGGAGGACGAGCGGCTTGCGGAGCCATCCGTAGTGGACGGTGATGGGGTGTTTGGTGAGCATGAGTTTGTGGGTTGGTGGAAATTAGGCGTGGGGCTGTCCGTAAGGTTCGGTGGGGTCGGCGCGGTCGGCCCGGTAGTCAATGTCGTTGGCATGGCGACACGCGGTCATCACGCCGATGTTCAGCTCCTTGGCGATTTGTCTGAAAGTCATGCCTTGGGCGCGAGCTTCCTTGATTCTGGCTTTGACTTCCGTCCGGAGAAAATGATTACCCTCGGTGATTCCGCCTTTGAAGTTCGCCGCGCTGATGACGTTGCTGGGGGCATTCTTCTTAAGTCCGGATAGGGAGGGTTTCCGCTTGATGGCCCGGAAGATGACGCGGGAGATGGAGTGGGTCGTGGACGCGTTGTATTTATTGGCGAGGTCTTGAAGGGTCGCCGGGGTTTCAAACCAGTCGGTCAGGATGGCTTCACAGCGAGCCGCGCCGGGTCGGTTGGCTCCGTGACCAGAAGCTTCGGTGTAGTATTTGAACTTTGGGGCCATGGTCGTTTGTTGGTTGGTGGTGATTAGGCGAGGATGTTTCCGTGCTTTGCCTTGAACGATTCAAAAGTCATGGCGACCTTGGCTTTTTTGCGGCGGTCGTATCGGGCATCTTCGTTATGCTTTTCGACTTCCCGAATGTACATCTGGTAGCTGTCGTTGAGCGCGCCATCGACCATCGGAAGGTAAAAAGCGATTGCGGCTTCGGCCTTGGAGGACTCCAAATCAAAGTCCATGCAAGTGTAATCCAGAGTCAGGACAGCCTTGAGTTTGTCGCCTAAGCCAAGGAACTGGATTCGCTTGAGCGTAGGGCCGAACTTTTCGTTAAGGGAAACATGCACCGCGTAGGCGATGTTTTTCGGATTGTTGTTGGTGGTCATTTGTGGTGTTGGTTTGGTGGAACGACTTGAACTTTGCCCGAAAAGCTGTCCGGCGAAAGGTTTATTTTCGGAAATCGCACGTCGGGCCTTACAATTCTTAAAACCGATTATAAGCGATTTGGGTCATTGGAGAGGGGGAAGTCCTCCCCCTTACCATCCGCGAGCCTTGGAGGTCGGTTTTTGAGGCTCTTTCGGGGCTTCCCCCGGCTCCCCTTCCCCCGGGAAAGCGTATTCCCAGCGGATTTCCCCCTTCTTTCGGGAGTGGCGGATACTAATCTCCCCGGCGAAGTCCCCGGCGAAGTCCTTTAGCCCGGCCCGACCGCGTCGCTTGGTCAGCCCGAACTTGAAGATTGGCTCCTCCCCCTGCTGACGGACGAGGACGGCGACCTCGCGGAAGTAGTTCACGAACTCGGAGCTTCCCGCGCCGGAGTAGGCTAGGTCGGCGACTGTCTGGCCTTCCTTGTCCTTCGCGGCCCGCGGCTTGGTCGTATGGTGCATGGCGATGAGGACTGCTTGGGTGTCCACAAGGACGCGGTTAAGGTCATGGCGCAGGAACCGGGAAGCTTGGGCTTGGTCGGCGATGTCGATTCCGGCAAAGGACAGGAGAGGGTCAACGAACACAAGGTCAGCCCGGTGCGTTGTGATAAGCTGGCGGAGCATTCCCGGGAAAGCCTCACCGACGGACTGTGTGTCGCGGAAGATGGCGAGGTTCTCGTTGAGGGTGAACCGCTCGTCCGGCCACAGGTCTGCCCCGGCGACGACATCCTGATATGCCTCAGCGACGTCACCGAAGTCATTCTCCGCCTGAACGATGACCACGCGCAGGGGTCGCTTGGCTCGGATGCCGAAGAAGTCCTTGCGTCCGCCGACTGCCCAATTGACGGCGGCTTGCATCATGAGCGAGGACTTACCGACCCCGGCTTGGGAGACGATGAGGGCGGAGCCACCCTTACACAGCCAGCGATTGCCTAGGACTGTGTTGGGGTCGTTGGCGCGGTCAAAGGCGAGGAGGCTATCCGCGTCCATCTTGACCGGGGTGGCAGAGCCAGTCGCGCGGCCTTGGACAGCTTTCAGGGAACCCTCGGTGTACGCGAGCAATGTGTCCGGGTCGGTAGCCGGGTCAGCGGAAAGCTCGACAGTCTTCTTGGCAACTGTGTTGATGTGCCTGAGGACGGACTGCCTCTTGACCTCATCAGACCAAGCCGGGTTGAGGAGCGACGCGCCGATTGCGGTGGTCAGCTCGGAGATGTAGAAAGCTTCGACTGTGGACTTGCGCTCGCGAAGGCGCATCGTGACGGTCAGCTCGTCGGCTGAGACACCTTCGTCGGCGAGCGACAGGATTGCGGCCGCAATGTCCTGATGCTTTGGTTCGTGGAAGTCTGACGGGATTAGACCCGGCGGAAAAGGGAGCGAGTCCCTGAGCAGTCCACCGAGGAGGAATCTCTCGATGTCTGCGTGGTTATTGTTGGGCATGGGTTGATGGAAAGGTTCAGGCGGAGTTCATGGTCTCGCCTTTCGTTTATGACAATGCTTTTGTTCGTTCAGGCCAAAATGGTCAAGGAGACGGAGCCGTCCGTTAGTGATGACGCGGAAGCGACGGACGACGAGGATTCCGGAGGCGACGGCGCGTCTCAGGTATACGGCGGCTTGTGAGTTGGTCATCTGCCAGCGGATAGCCCAGTCGTCTCGCTTGAGGAAGCCGGGGTCGGGCTTGACGGCGGACTTATTGATTTCGGCGATGACGGCGGACAGCACCGGGTCGGTGGCGCGTCGGTACGCCATGCGTTTAGCTTTCATACGCTCGGCTTGCCCTCCTTGGCGGCGTTCCAGTCCGTGACAAGTCGATTGCCAAAATATCTACCAATCAGTTCTTCAGCCATCGCATCCCCGGCCTTGATGACTCGCTCGTATTGCTCGACAGGCACGGCGGTCACGAAGGACGAGGCACGGAGCCGCTCGACCTCGGCCTTGAGGCGGGCGTTCTCGGCGCGCAGTTGTTTTTCTGTAGTCATAGGCGTAATCCTTTCGGGGGAGTCCAGACTGTCAGGTCTGACTGCCAAAGCCATCGGTCACCGATGCGATGGATAATCCATGCCTTCCAATCGCGGCCGGAAAACCATCCCGCGATGAAGCCATTGTTCCACCGGGCAGTCCCGAGGTAATTTGCGGCGTATTCCATGTCGTCGATGCGACAGAGGCATGGGGACATGTATGCCGCGCCTCCGCCATGCTTGGGGAGGTTGACCTGATGCCCGGTGTGTCCGTGTCCGCACATGAACAGTCCGCCTTCTTCGGCGTAGTGCATGCCAAGCTTCGTAAGGTTTGAGCCGATGCCGTGGTGCGCGGAGATTGGCCCGAGGCGAAGGAGTCCGCGCTTGCCGTGGTAAGGCAGGATGCGCTTAACGCCGGACTTCCGGGCCTCGCGGTCTATGCGGGCTTCCAAATCGGAGCAGTAGTCTCGTACGAACCCGGTCGGATGCCCTCGGGACATCGCCGACAGCCTGTATTCATGATTCCCTTTCAGGTAATAGGTCGGGCGGAACTTGCGAAGGAACTCGATGCCGGACTCGACATCTTCCGTCAAGCTCTCCGACCCTTCCGTGTCGTTCATCGCACCCTTGCGGAGCGACCGCATGTCGAAGTGGTCACCTCCGGCTATACGGATGTCCGGCTTGAAGTCAGCGCAGTATGCGTAGAGCGCGGCGAGGCTTTCGGGGCAAGCCATGTCGCCATGGGTATCTGCGGCGAATACGAACTTGGTTGGTTTGGTTGTCATTGGTTAAAGCTCACTACCCTCAGGCTTGAACAGGTTGTAGGTTTTCTGCGGACCGGGAGGCGGAGGGTATGCGGAGCTTCTGGGAAACGGGATTCCGAATGAGGCAAGCTTCTCATTCGTGAAGCCCATCATGTTAGCTGTGTCCGAGAATCCGATTCCGAGGCGGAAGGCCTCGCGAACGAGGACGACTTCGTCGTATGGCTGGACTTTGTCCTTGTCCTTGAACTCGCAAGCGACGATGAACTTTGCCCGCGCCGGGGAAATCCCAAGTATCTCGCATCGCTCCGCGAAAGTGAGCGGCCGATTGCGGTTGTTCTCGCAGACCATGTCATCGTCAGAGGCCAAGCTTGCGAGCCAAGTCCTTGCCTTCGTTTAGGATTCGCTGGCGGGAGTCTGGCAGGAATGTGTAGTCGTGGTCGAACTGCAAGTTGCGGATTAATTGACCGATGGACTTTCCTTCCTCCTCGTTCGCGGCCTCAACACCGGAAGTCCTAATAATGACCCGGTGGACAAACCAATCGTCAAGCTCTCCCAAGGAACGCGAGACAACCTCTATCTCGTTCATGTACCGCCAATCGGAACAGACGATTGTCGTGCCGATGCCGATGCTATTATTGCACCGGGCGATGAGTTGGCATTGGCGCGTGAAAGCCAAGGCGAAAACGTCTTGGTCGATGGAGCGGGCGAAGACTCCGGCGGCGACGAGGAACTGCCTATGACGAACCTTGAAGGCTTCGTTCCTGAAAGTGTTGGTCGCGCCTGAGCCGCCGATGCCGAGCGACTGCATGTAGGAGTCGCAAGCTTGCTTGAGGACGTCGGCGAAGTTCAGGTGGGCGACCGGGCCGCTCGCGGCGAGGGCGATGCCGTCCGCGAGGGTGTCCTTACCCGCACGGGCATACCCGGTGATGAGGATGACATTGTTCATGCGAGTAAGGACGGCCGGGATTAGAACGGAACCTCTTGGTCGGCGGCGGAAGAGAACGACTCAGGGATGTCAGCGTCGGCGGACGGCGCGGAGTGAGGCGTAATCTTCTTGAGCTTGTAGTTATACTGCATCTTGCCGTTCCATTCCTTGTCCGGCGTGACCTCAAGCTCGACAGTCGCCTTCTTGCCGAAGGCCGGGGAGACGTAGCGGATGAGGTTCTCGACGGTGATGGAGGTCGGAGCTTCCGGGGTGAAAGTCCCGGTCATCTTGCCGACGAGCATCGCGAGGCCTTTGCCAAACTCGACGGAGTAGTTCTTGGTCATGCAGTTGCCATCGCCGTCCACGAAGAAGAGACGGCAGGAGGCGAAGCCCTTCTTGTTGACCTTGAAGCGTTCCAGCATCTTGTCGTCCTTGGGCTTGATGAGCTTCAGGAGGTAGTTGCCGGACTTCTCGATGTTCTTGAGGGGAGGGAGTTCGTTGTTGGGAGGGTTCATGTGTGGTTCTGGTTGGTGGGAGATTGGTATGGTGAACGGGCCGAGCGTCGCCATCAAGCGAACTTGATGGGTTCGGCGGAGGTGGGCTTCGCCGAGATGTCGATGACCTTGATGTCATGTCCGTAGCCCGGCCACTCGTCAAGCGCAACGCAAGACTTGTAGGTGCTGACGGCGGCTTCAAAGTCAGCGACGGCGAAGCTCATCAGCTCCGGCCCGATTTCGTAGACGGAGAACTCAAAGGGAGCTTCCTTCTCCGCGGCGATGAACCGGAATCCCTTGAGCCGGGTCTTGAACGCGGCCTCGTAAGCTGTGCGATACAGGTGCGCTTGGAGGTTATAGCGGTAGTTGCGGACGGACTGAAGGAAACCGCGAGGCGAGGCATCCTCCGTCGTCTTGAGGTCGTACAGGTAGCCGTCGTCACCCAGCGCGTCGATGGCGCACTTGATGGGGACTCCGCAGTATTCGGTCGCGAACATGAACTCCGTCTTGGTGAACTTGACACCGATGGCATCCCGGGCCTTGAGCATAGCGTCGGCGACATTGTTTCCGAGCGTCCATTCGTCCGCGGTCAGGATGGTCTTGCCGGAGGTGGCGGCAAGGAAAGCTTCGTATGCGGCCTTGCCTTCCTTGGTGCGTCGGTCGATACCTTCGGGGAGGGCGGCGTACTTGTCCGCCGTGACGAGGTTGCCCTCAAGGACGGCGGAGTGAACGAACGAACCGATTCGGAGAGCTTTGGTCTCTTCGCGCGGTGCGGTGATGTAGGCCCGGTAGTGAGCCGGGGACTTGAGCAGTTCCTTCGCGCCGGAGTAGTTCAGGGCGATGGTCGCGTCGTATTCTTTTCTGGTATTGATGATGTTGGGCATGGTTTGTTGGGTTGGTGGGAAATTAGATGATGTCGTCCTTGTCGGAGTTAAGTTCGTCGATGTGCTGGGCGATGTTATCGCAGGACTGTATGGCCTCGGCGATGGCTTTGTCGCATTGGGCGAGGGTGTTCCTCATGACCTTGATGGAAGAGTTGATGCGCTTGAGCCTGTCGTACAGCGGCTTCAAATCCCAAAGCTCCGTGAGCGGCGTGTTCAAGGCCCGGAGGTGTTCGCGCTTCCCGGCCTCGATGTCCGCGAGAAGGTGACGCGCGTCGTCGCCGACAATCTCCGTGTCGCAGAAATACTCAAGCGAACTAAGCTGTTCCTCGATATTCTTGAGGTGCTTCTGGAGTGCTTCTTTGCTGGTCATGGCTTAGGTTTAGGTGCGGGCTTCTTGGATGGCAAGGTCTTTCGTCGTGCGGAGAAAGAATCTAACGGACACCGGGGGACGGAGAGAGGCGAGGTTGTCTTTCTTCCACGCGTCGAGCCTGTCGGTGAAGTCGCACATCCGTGAGGCCTTGACCTCGCAGTACGGCAAGCCATCAAGGCAGATGAACAGGGCAAACGGCTCCGGCGTGTTGGCCGCAAGCTTGATGATTGAAGAAGGGATGAGCTTCGTCTTGGTGATAGGTTTCATACAGCGTTAGGGTTGAACCTGAAATACTCCTGTCCGTGCTTGGCCCAGAACTCGACGTTGCGGCCGGACACGCGAACCTCCTTACGCTTCCACTTCCACAGCTCCTCGGTGAAAGAATCCCTGTCCCATACCACGAACTCCGGGTTCTCTACCCGGCCATCAATGACGAGGAACAAGGCATGACTCTCGCGAGGCATCTTGGAAGCCATGTGTGACATGGCCGTCGGAGGGTTGGCGCGTCGGTCAGGCATTCTTCTTGAACAGCTTGGCGAGGACTTCGTTGGCCCGGTCGAGGTCGGCGCGTGTCGCCTCAAGCTCGATAGCCATTTCGCGGCGGAGGCTTACGCCGTCCCGGCGGAGGAGTTCGTTCTCTTCCATGACGCGAAGCCACTTGGCCTCAAAGTCACGGGCCTCGATGCGGAAGTAGTTGACCGTCCCGGTCAGCCGCTCGACTTGCATCTGCGCGTGGTGCAGTTGGAGCCGGAGGTGCGTGACCTCCTTGCTCAGTTCCGATTCGTCGTCGCGGCTCACTTGGAGATGGCCTTGAGGAAGGCGGATTGGTTTTCGGCGATGACCATCTGGTGCTGGTT